GCTTTGCCATTCCATAAATCTCTTCATCGGCCCCACCACTTTGTTTCGTCTTGCTAACCTCCGAAAGGATATAATTACAAACAGCCTCCGGCGTTTTCTCTGGCTGTTCCTGCATCTTTTTAGCAAACTCCGGATCTGCATCAGCTTCCTTTTTCAGGAAGTCCTCAATGCGCTTAATGAATAATTCTGTTGCTTTCATACTTTTTATTTGTTTGTTACGAATTTCTATAAAGCCACGCTTCTCGGTCTCCTGAAGGAGTGGCCAGTCTTTACCTTCAACTATCACCTGCCACTCGCCGTTTACAGTCATACACTTAGGAAACCCAAAACGCTCTTGTATCTTCCTGATAATCGAGAGGTCATTTATCTTGTAATAGACCACAATAAAGTATATCATAGACCAGATATTTTACATTTCTTTCTCTCGATATACTCTTCATGACTTATAGCGTTCTTTCTTTCCTCTTCCCGTTTCTTCTCACGCTCTGCCTGTTCCAACCTGTCAATGATTATGTTTCTTTCCATCACGAAAGAACGTAGTGCCCTTAATATGCGCATAGCATCTACACACCCGTACATTTCCCCATAGTCTCCGTATTTCAATTTCTGAAAGAATAACATTAGCTCGGATAACTTCAAGAAGTAGTACCGTCCTAATATCATCTTCGACAACTCACAGACCACATCCAGCGTAGCCTTGTTCTCTTCCTTCACTCCGATAAAGTTCTGATAGTCGTTTAACTCTATTGTAAGCCAATCTATTACTACCTGCTCGCCATAATCTCTATTAACCACAGCCAGCGTTGGAGCTTTACCACTCACACATCTTTCAGGATAAGCATAACACTTATGCTGCACCGAAGGGTTAAACCTCTTCAGAAGCTCCTTTGCCTCTTCCTTGTTCTTACTTATAGTGAGACATGATATGCTCGATGACCTCCCTATTTCGTGCCTCTCTCTTTGAACTATTTGTGTTATTGACTCTATCATGTTCTTTTCCCTTTCCATTTGTCAGCCACCGATTAACCATACTATCGATGCGCTTTATCTTTTGTCCTCCGGTAGTTACCCACCCTTGAGCATCATAGTAATAAAAAAAGTTCCTCGCCTCATCCTCACTCATACCCTTATCCGTGCAAATCTTTATGACCTCCTCCAGAGTAGGGGATGCCTGTTCCACCTTCTTTGGCAGCCTCTTCTTTTTCTCTTCCTTGAAAAGTACAGGTTCTACAACCTCCTGCACCTTCTGAGGCTTTGGCTTGCTCTTTGCTTGTTGTTGAGGCTTTACTATCTCCTTCGCCGGGTGCATAGACACGTAAAGCTCCATATCAATGATATAGGCTGGCTGCTTCTTCGCATTCCCAGCCTCATAAGCTATCAGGTTGTTCTCTATGAGCCGTTTGCGTACCGCCCTTAGTGTTCTTATTTCCATTCCAAGTAAGTTACACAGGCATTCATTTTCGACCTCGTAGCGCGTCGGAAAGCCGGCATCCTTAAAGAGCTTCAGTAAACCGAACCACATGGCAATCTGGTAGCCGTCCAGCCTCAACGCCTGAACACGCCCCCAGAACCACTCGATACGCTCTTCATAACTCATCCTTCGATATACTCCTTAATAGCCTTCTGAAATTCCTCCAGAGAATGACACACTACATATTTGTTCTTCATCTTCTTAGCCAGCTTCTCATAGGCCTTCTGGCTCTGCGACTGCTTACCGACCGGGGTCTTCATCTCGATGGCAAGCGAGGCATAACCACCTATCGGAACTTGCAAAATAAGGTCGGCAACTCCAGACCTCACACCCTCATCACGCATTATCTTTGCCGTCCACGCATTACGTGCTCCACCATTCGGAACAGCAAAGAACAGCGGCTCAATACTCGGGTAGGTTTTCCTGAACCACTCTACACATTGCTTTTGGATCTGACTTTCTGTTAATGGCTTCATAAACTTAACATTCTCCTTTGAACATATCAAAGGCAGCATCGAGCAGCATCTGCTGTGTGCTTACCTTCTTTTCTTCTACATTGTCTATCGTGCCAGTTACTCCATTGGCAATATCTTTCTTCGTCTGTATCAACTGGTACATATATTCGTCTATCGTTTCCTTACCCAGCAAGTAGGTACAAGTTACAGCATTCTTTTGACCGTTTCTGTGCGCCCTGTCCTCCGCCTGACAGCAATCTGAATAAGTCCACGGGAACTCGATAAACAACACGTTAGAGGCAGCCGTAAGCGTTAGACCAGTTCCACCGCTCCTGTAGTTCAGGATAATCAGTTTCGTAGCTGGGTCTTGTTGGAAGGCATCTACACTTCGCTGCTTGGCCTTATCATCATCATCGCCGGTAACTGTTACAGCCTTCGGAAACTCCTCTTTAAGCTCTGCAACGACCTGCTTCAGGAAACAAAATACTATCAGCTTCTCACCTCCATCAATAGTATTGTGAATGATGTCTATAGCAGCCTTAATCTTTCCTTTAGAGGATATTTGCTTCAATATACCCATCTTCACCATGACAGCCCCTCGAATAGCTCTCTGTATCTTATCATCATCGGCTTTCTTGAACTCTCGCAGATACTGGATAACATCCCTTTTCGCCTCGTTGTACTCTTTCCTGTTTTCAATGTCTACGACCAGATACGAACGTGTCTTATCAGGAAGCCACTTTAATACGTCTTTCTTCTGCCGTCTAAAGAAACAGAACTTATTTAGATAAAAGTTAAGTTCCTTAAGGTGGCTCGATTGGTTTTCACCAGCGCAATATCTTTCCTTGAACTTCGTGTAGCCCCCGAAGTCCTCCAGACGCTCCATGATATTAAGCTGCTGTATCAAATCCACATTGTTGTTCACCACAGGCGTACCTGTTAGCTCCAGCACAAACTCCTTACCCTTGGCTATACCCTGCACAAATTTGCTCTGCTGCGTCTTACTTGATTTACACTTATGACTCTCATCAATAATCACAGATCTGAAGAGATTAATTCGCTCGTCAAACTCTACACTTTTCAACGTAAAGCGTTGCTGGCTTTTAATCCTCTTGACAAAATACTTCTTTAAGCTCTCATAATTCGTTATGAAGACCTTTGCCAATGGCTCTCCTTTTTGGTTCGTCAGCTTCCAGAACTGTTGCCACGTGTTCCTATTATCATCACTTAGTATAATAGCCTGCACACCTCCGAACTTTCTAAACTCTCTCTGCCAGTTCACTTTTAATGATGCCGGGCAGATAACCAAAGCTGGCCATGCCCCGGAGGCTGTCATCGTACCAATAGCCTGTGCCGTCTTTCCCAGCCCCGGCTCGTCTCCCATTATGCACCGTTTCTTCTCCAGTGCGTAGGCAATGCCATCCTTTTGGTACTCGTAAGGTTCCAGTATCATATTATGAGGCACTTCCAGTTTTGGCATATCAGGCACCTCGTAGCTCTCTACTGGTTCCTCGTCTTTCTGCCACTGAACATAACTACACAGATGCCTCTGTACAGCCCAATCAGCCATTAACTTTAGGTAGTTCTCATCGTACGGCGACACCTCCCAAAATTTACCGTCAGCCCTATAACGAGCTGACGGTATTCTTTTCACGCATGCTACCAGTAGAGGATGGTAGTTAAATACCACCTTGTAGCAGTTAGGAGTTAATGTAAACGTCATTACATTTGGACGTATCATAACTCTTTACGCTGCTTCTACTTTCTTTTTACGCCCTTTCTTTTTCCCACTGCTTGACACACCCTTCGTTTCTATTTCCACAGAGACAGAAGGAACTGCACCAGCCTCAACACTCGCAAACGGATCGCCAGCCTCATCGAAATTCAGTTCGCCTTGCTTCAAGCCCCATTTACGCTCCGTTACATACTGCTCCGCTTCATACTTCAAGTTGTCAATGGCCAGAGATAACTCCGATAAATATTCGTAGTTCTCATCATCCACCGTGGAGACCTTCGGCGCATTAAGATTAATAATATCGCCTCTATCCAGCACACGGGTACCAGACACAACCACCTCATCGGCATTAAACGTTACAGAGGAAACAGACATTCGGGTGAAGATACTCTTTTCCTCCCATCCTCTTTGTCCCTCCAGTTCCTCCAGCGTGTTATTATATGCCTCTCTCTGTTCTGTGAGCATAGCCAGATGTGGAACAAGGTTTTTAATCGCCTCCTTGAAATCACGATGCACAATGTTAGCACCTACCATCGTAATAGTATCACCATCACAATTTGAATACACCACATTCAGGGTGTTTTGCTTTGTTAGCTGAATTTTCTTAAAATCCATTTTCTTAAAATTTTAATTAAATATTATATTGCTGATAAAAAGCCTCGAAATACCTATCTTCTGGCACTGGTAGCGTAATACCTAACTCACTCGCAGCATCGGCCTGTATCTTCATTAAAAACTCGGTCATTTGCTTTGTGTCCAGCCTACTACTCGTGTCATTGATAAAGCCATCGCCCATCGGGTCTGGCTTAGATAGGAACTTTTTGCAATAATGGTTATATACATCTTCCTTTGCCGTTCCCGTCTCATTCTCAATACAAGCAAACCACATCCACATCAAATCATTTTGTGCAACTGTCCTTTTCTCGCTTGCTCTCTTGATAATCAGTGTGTAGACACCATTACGCAACGTGGAAAAAAGATAGCCAAGATCCGTATCAATACGAACTTGGCCATCTCTTTTCGTTACTGTTACCTGTTTCATCAGAACGGCAACCCATCAGAACCAACAGGGGATGGGAACGGTGCCTGCTCTTGATAGCCTCCTTGCTGCATATTATTCTGTACCTGCTGCATCTGCTGAACAGGCTGCGCTGCTTGCTGATACCCACCAGAGGAATAACCCTGCTGCACAGGGGCTGGTTGAGGCTGTGCCGCCTGCTGCTGTGGTTGCTGGCTCTGTGGCACAGACATCAACACCATTTCGCTGGCCAGTATCTCAACGGATTGCCTCTTTATCCCTTGCTGGTCGGTGTACTCTCCATAGGTTATCATTCCATCTACGGCCACCTTCATACCCTTCTTAACCCACTTTCCTGCGAAGTCAGCCAGATTACGCCAAACTACAACGTTATGCCATTGTGTCTTTTCGGGCACCTGCGTACCATCTTGCTTTTTATAGCCACCAGTACAAGTGGCAAGAGAAAAGCGAGCATAAGACACACCACTTGCCTGCCTCACTTCTACATCATTACCCACCATACCGATAAGGCTTACTGCATTCTTTGTCCTCATAGTTATAATACTTTAATCGTTAGACTTCCTTTAACGGCTGATACTTTCTTGCACTCTTGGTACACTTCCGGATAGTTCTTCTTTACTTTCGCACTATCCAGCATTTCTCTCGTGCCATCCAGCTTACGGATAAGCTGCAACCTTTCCGATTGCCATTTCTTTACATTATTCTTTACCATCAGCTCGTACAGCCCTTTCTTTAACTCTTCTTTCTT